ATACACTTCTTTTCCACCGTACCATCTATATCCTTGTCCCTTTGCTGCTTTCAGAATATTTTCATACTCTTCATGTGTTATGACTAATACACATTTATTCGCTAGATCAATCATCTACTTCACCTCCTGTAATCTCATCAATGCACTGATTTCGACCATCGACCATCCCACACTGATAATCCGTCATATCATTCTCAATAGTGCTTTTCTCCGGCAATTCTTTCAGTGGACACCAATCAGGTCTTGATTTGCTTTCACAATCATAATGTTCTTCTGTCATCAGAATTACATCATAATCTAAACAGTCAGCTAATTCACACAACCCATCGTATTCAAGATTTCCACAATATTCAGTTCCGAACGGGCAATCATAGCAATTTTTCGGCGTATCAAACACCAATACCGATTTACTCATCTTCTCCTACCTCTTTTCTGCAAGAATGCTCCATATTGCGAAGGACTAATGATAGTATCTTTTTCTCTTGTAGCCTGACAATATCCAAGTCTTCCGTTCTTTTTGTTTTCTTCTCTTGTAAACATAGTCGAAATGTCTTTTCCTTTACTCACTCGCTTCGCTTCCTCTCAGCATCAGGCTCAAAGTGTTATATCCCGGGCAAGTTCTGACTCCGTTTCTTGTATCTCTTAACAATACACAATAAGAGTATAATGCCATGACCTCATAAACGTGTTCTGTGACATCCTCGCCACGCTGGTCGATGTATTTGAAGCACTTTCCAGGTCTGATGAAGTACCTTGCGCATACATACGCTTTTGTTCCGAATCTTACGCTTGCGCTACTCATTTGTGTTCCTCCTGCATTTTCTCACACCGTTCAAACTCGATTACCCAGACCCACGGTGATGCATTCCAGTCATAGCGGCCAAGGTCAGATTTCTTGATGGTGCTATTCCAGAGATTTTCCCATTCTTTTAACGCAATCTCCATATCTCCGCAGTGAACAGCTGCGGAAGAGAGTCCCTCATTGCGAATATCATCAGCAGTGATCTCCTGTAGCCGCTCCACCCTAACATCCGTAACCTTCAGCCAGATTCTCGCCGCTTCTTTCGGCATGTGGATGGATGGTTTCCACGGCTCTTCTACGTCTTCAGAATTTGCAATGCTAGCCTTATATCCATAGTGTTCTTCCAGATGGCATCCTTCACCTTTTCCAACCCGCTTTGTATATCTGTGCCAAGTTTCCCGAACATACAGAATGTCTCCTGGCTTGTACGGTGGAATCAACTGATTTTCGAACATTCTCTCATCTTCGTCATATTCATATATCCCGGTAAATGAGCCGTCCGTTCTTTTCGTAACGTAGAACCCACAAGCGTCTTTTCGTCTGGTTTTTACCACCCGCCGTGTGCATGTCTTTCTTCCGTCCATGATTGCCCGAACCATATCGGTATTGAATAAAATAGGCTTAA